GATTCACAAAACCTCTCATACGAGCGCTTCAAGAATCAACTTGGAGATCGTGCTGAGTGGCTGGTGAACCTCGCAGAGCTACAGAAGTCCGTTGATATGGTTACTTCTCGTTGTTTGCAACTCGCAAACTTCTTGAGGCAGCTTCGTCACGGTAACCTTGTCGGGGCGGCCAAGATCTTAAAGACACCGGTACCTAGTAAGGCCAGTGTAAGAAAGTCTTTGGCTTCGAATTATCTGGAATTCCATTTTGGATGGGTTCCACTCGTCAAGGACATCTACTCGTCGGTGGATATACTCCAATCACCGATCCGAGATGTTGTAGCAACCGGCAAAGCAAAAACAGCCATCAAGTATTTTGAAAACTTGGGCTTTGGGACGACTATCACCGGACAATACGATGTGTATTCAAACACAAAGCAGGGTTCGCGGTGTCAAATCCCAATTTGTTTCTTGCCAACCAGCTGGGTCTCATAAACCCAATTACCGTGGCGTGGGAGCTTATTCCCTTCTCTTTTGTGATTGACTGGTTTGTGAACGTTGGTCAGTTTTGTTCATTCGGAACTGACCTCTTTGGTCTTACGATCAAAAATGCGTCCACAACTCGGTTCGTCACAGGGGCAGGTTATCGAGTTTTTTCACCGACCCGGCAATGCTGGGCTTTTCAATGGAGAGTCTCCAGAGACGCGTCCATCATTGGACCTGTTTTTGGTCTGCGTCCTCAGAGGCTTTGGCATTGGCGTAGAATGGCTGCAGCAGCCAGTCTCGTCGTGCAAAGGCTTTCGAGGTAAACCCCTTCCTTCAATTCCTCATTTTGGGGAAGAGAGATCAACCATGCCTTCCATGGCAAGTATCACCGTCAAGAAATTTGACGGCACGACAGACATCGTTTTCGATGCTCTGTCTCCATCAGCAGGTGACAATGTCCCTGCAGTCTGGCGCCAGGACACTGGCAATGTGGCTGGACTTCCCGTGGGTCTGCGTTCTTACATGCGGATGTCGACGAAGGACAACGGTCCGAAGACCGCAAGGCAAGTCAAGTATGTTTTTGACTTTCCGTATGCGGTTCAGGATTCGACGACCACGTTGTATTCCGCAAAGGACCGGGTCCACGGTGAGGTCATGTTCACGGTGCCCGTTGCCATCCCGGCAACGGCGATCAACGAGGCTATCGCGCAGGCTTTTAACCTGATCGATAGCGCGTTGTCACATAGCTCGGCTCAAGCCGGCTATGCTCCCACCTAGAGATAGGTAGGAAAGCGCCCAAATGAACATGAAAAGCTCGTTGCCTAGTGAATTGGTGCGGGTGGTCTCGTTCTTGTTGACGGACCTCGGTACTCCTAAAAGCTTGAGCGCAGCGATTCTGCTGCGGGAGAGTGATTGGGATGGTCTTGCGCAATTAAGCGTGGATCCGCGTTGTTATACAGACTCCTGCTCTTATCTCCGCGATGTCGCGGCGGTTAGCATCGTCAAAAAGCTTAAAGAGCTTCCGACGACGTTTGACCGCCGTGCGCGAGCAATCGCTAAGTGGAATGAGGGCGAACGAGACTGCTACCTTTCCAATGAGAGATTAGCCAGATACCTCGATCTGAAAGGCTTCCCAGCCTTCTCAGACGCTGATGCTGGCATCAAGGATTTTTTGTCCTTGGTGAGAAAAATAATCTTCTCATGGATTGGTTCTAGACCGAAGACTCTCACGAGTGGACGGTTTGGACCGGGTGCAACGTATTCCGACAAAGCCAGGGCTGCTACAGTCCCTGACAAAATGTCTTCGGCCCCTTCTTTGACTCGTGACTCTGTTTGGTACCTACCGCAATGGTTCGGTACTCAATGGGGAGCTGCGTTTGCAGCTCGTCACGGAGAGTTTTCCTTTGTTCCCGGGAACAGGTTTGCAACTGTTCCGAAAACGTGCATGGTCGATCGCAGCATCGCTGCTGAACCTTCCATAAACGTCTTTTTTCAACTCGGTATTGGCCGGGAGCTTCGCTCCTGCCTCCGCCGCGCTGGATGGGACTTGGATCGTGCACAGGAGATTCACAGGCGGGTTGCCAGTGAATCCTCGGTCACGCGAGAGTACGCTACTCTTGATCTCTCGAACGCTAGCGATACGGTTAGCCGCAACTTAGTCAGGTTGCTACTACCTCGGCTCTGGCATGACGCGCTAAACGACCTTAGGTCGCCAAAAACGCTTATTGACGGACGCTGGATCGTGCTTGAGAAGTTTTCAAGCATGGGGAATGGCTTCACTTTTGAACTCGAAACAATCATCTTTGCCGCTATCTCTTGCGCTGTCTCACGACAGTGCGGAGGGATCGGTGAGTTGGGCGTTGACGTGTTCGTGTTTGGTGACGATATCATTGTAAAAAATGATTTCGTTCACAGCCTGTTACCCGTTCTGAAGTTCTGCGGTTTTAGTTTGAATATCGAGAAATCGTATTTCGACGACTCTCCGTTTCGGGAATCCTGTGGTGGTGACTTCTTTTCCGGGAAACCGGTACGTCCGATCTACCTACAGGATGATCCCAATGAACCTCAGAAAATCATCGCCTTTGCCAACCAGCTCTGGGCTCTCGAAGTACGGCTCCGTGAAAACGGTTTCGCGCTTCCTCCTCGTGCTCGTTTTGCTGTCTGCGATCAACTTCCGACTGGAGTTCGACGGTGTCGTGGTCCTCAAGACCTTGGCGACGTTGTACTCTGGGACGTGGAAGATCGCTGGACCGTAAAGTGGCGAAGTAATGGCATAAGATACATTCGGGTACTGCGACCATTCTCCGACAGATTTGTCGGGTGGGGTCACTTTCATCCGGATGTTGTCTTAGCCTGCGCCACTTATGGCTCCGGGGATGGGAAACGCGGCATTTTGCCGCGCGACTCTATATCGGGCTATAAGTTGGGATGGACTCCTTACTCTTAA